TCCAACCCACGTGCTTGCAGGAAGCGTCGCCCAAACAGGTGATGTTAATGTTCCTGATGATGATAGATATTGACCTGATGTTCCTGCACTAGAATTTAATTTAATAAAACCACCAGTCCCAATATTCAAACTTCCTGTAGTAGTTGTTATATCATATATACCCATACTTAATGCACTTGTTGCAGTTCCAACCCACGTGCTTGCAGGAAGCGTCGCCCAAACAGGTGATGTTAATGTTCCTGTTGATGATAGATATTGACCTGATGTTCCTGCACTAGAATTTAATTTGATAAAACCACCAGTGCCAATATTCAAACTTCCTGTAGTAGTTGTTATATCATATGTAGTCATACTTAATGCACTTGTTGCTGTTCCATTCCACACAGATGTTGAACTTACCCAAGAAGGTGAGCTAGATCCTCCTGAAACAAGATACTGCCCCGATGTTCCCGAGCTACCATTTAATTTAATCAAACCACCAGAACCAATATCTAAGTCTCCTGTTGTAGTTGTTATATTATAACTTCCCATACTTAAATCGCTTGAAGCAGTGCCAATAAATGACGGACTAGTCCAAGTAGGTCCTAATGAGCCATTTGACGTTATATACTGTCCTCCAGTTCCAGAACTATTGGCTAATAAAATTCTGCTGGTAGATGATGCAGCTAAATTAAAATCTCCAGACAAAGTAAAAGGTCCATCAACTGATGATGCTCCTTGTATTGATAATGTTGGTATCCTATTTGTAGAAGTTGTCTGTATCCAATTAGTTCCATTCCAACAAATATTAAGAACTTCTTTTGTTTTTAATTCGATAAATGGAGAGGTTAATGTTGTTTCATAATAATATATAAGATCATTACCTATTGGGAATGCTACAGATACTGAAACTGAAGACCCATTTTTTAATGATATTTTTTGTCCTTTATTAGCAGCTGGAAATGCGGGTATATTATACACTTTTGATGCTGTTGAACCAGTAAAATATATTAATATAAATGTATTTACAGTTGTAGATAAAGTTTGAGGTAATGTAGATGTATCAATTGCTAAATAATTTGTTTGTCCTGCAATACACCCATTCGCACCGACTATTTTTGTAAATGTATTAGATGGTGCGAATTGAAACCAAGTAAATCCTGAATAAATTAAATTAATTACATCACTTGGTATTAATGTATATGATGACGTAATAATTGATGAAGCATATAGAATTACTGTGCCTAAGCCGAAAGATATTGAAACATTTACTGATGCTGTTGATTTTATTTGTATTATTTGACCTATTGTATATGTTGTAGGTATAGATAATGTCTGACCTGAAGTAGAGCCTGTAAAAACAACAAGTAATGTGGGATTTACTGCTGTAGATAATGTTGCTGATGAACTATATGATGCATATGTTGTTCCTGTTGTTGCTGTCTGTGTAATCCAATTAGTCCCAGTCCCTGTAGATGATAGCAACTGTCCTGCGGTTCCAACATCACCCGATGCATCGGATAATGTCGATAGTAATCTTAAATCTGAAGAAAGTGTTGTATTACCTAAATTTGTCATCCCATTTAATGTTTCATACCCTTGAGCTACAGAATATTTCAAATAATTTGCATTTAAGTAATCTGTATCAATAGTTGTTGTGTCTCCTGCAACCCATAAATCTGGATTAAATATAGATCCTTGTGTTGTTGTTTGTGGTGGATAAATTGACATTTTATATAATATATAATAAGATATAAAATTTATTTAATTAAATTAATTTCTTATATTTATATATATATTATGAATAAAAAAGACAAATCAAAAGCTGAACTAATCGATTGGTATAAGAAAATACCATCTAAATATCTGACTAAGACGCATAATCCTAATTTTCAAATACACGGTATTAAGCTACCTTTTAGAATGCTGATAATAGGGGGATCAGGAGCAGGCAAGACACAAACATTAATGAATTTGATACATAATATGGGTGATACATTTAATGATATTTATGTAATAACAAAGAATAAGCACGAACCCATATATGAGTATTTGGAAGACAAATTAGGCAAAAAAGGTGTGTCAGTAGTTGAGGGAATAGAAAGTGCTCCAGATTTAGATAAAGATATTTCAAAAGAAGATCAGACTTTGATCGTGATGGATGACTTAGTTTTAGAGAGAAATCAGAAGCCTTTAGAAGAATACTTCATAAGAGCTAGAAAACAAAATTGTTCCTTAGTGTATATTTCTCAGTCGTATTTTGCAGTGCCACCGATCATTAGAAAGAATCTTAATTATTTAGTAATAAAACAACTAGCCAATTTACCTGACCTTTTTAGAATAATGAGAGAGTATTCATTAGGAGTAGAAAAGAAGGTATTATTAAAATTGTATGAGAATGCAACTACAGCCAATAAGCAGGATTTCCTATTAGTTGATTTAGACGCTGAACCACAAGACAGATTTCGAAAGAACTTTAACGATATCTATGATTTATCATAAATTCAATAAAATATTTTAAATTTTTACAAAAATATTATCTAAACATAGTTATATTATGTTGATTAGAAATGTTAAGAGCAAACACGATTTAGAGAATCGTAAAAAACTTCAAGCAGAATTATTACAGGTGCAAATAGATAATGAAGCACTTCAAGAACAAAGAGTAAAAGACTATAAGAATCCGAATAAGCCTCCTCCTGTTCCTCCACAGTATAAGTCAAATAGTGATATGCAGAAGGATGACTTAATACAACAGAAAGAAGCTATTGATAATTTACGAACACTTAACTTAGATTTTGCTATTGCATCACAAATAACACAAGATTTAACCAAACTTCCTGATGGTATTGCGAACTTAGTTAAATTAAATAAAAACTTTCCTTTTATTAAGGAAGATATAACTAAAAAGTTTAATCCTAAATATCTTGACGCTCAAACAATAATCGAGTATCTAAAAGAATATTTTGCAGAAATTGATACAAGTATAGGTATTAATCTTGCTGGTTCATCATCGACTAACTTCTTTAATAGTGGTCCGACATCTGGTGCAATGATACTCCCATCTTATGAAGCGTTTTATGATTTACGACAAGATGTTGAAGCAATATTTAATTTATTTAATCTTAATCCAAATGATGTTAAAACAATATTAGATCAACTTGCTGGAATAAGAGATATCTCACCTACTGATGATGAATTAAAATCAATTGATACTTTTCCTGTTATTGAAAGACAAAGATTAAATAAAACTATTGAAAGGTTAATTAAAGTTTATAAAATACCAACAGCGTCATTTGTTTATGAGATCATTAAAAAACTTGATGCTATATCATCAACAGCTCCAGCAGGTGGAGCGAGAGGTTTAGCAGCAGTCGCACCACCAACACCACAAGAACTACAATACACATTGGCTACTCTTAAAAATACATTAGCACAGGTTGATGTAAAAGCACAGGCGAAATTAGATGATTTTGTAGGAGAAATTCAAGCAGAACAAGCAAAAATATTACAAGCACAAGCAGGTTTATTAACTGTTAATGTGCCAGCAAATTTACCATTAGATCCTGCTATTCAGGGTTTAATACCTCCTGCAAATATAGCTAATCCGCAGGAATTAAGAGACTTTGTAATCGCTGATAATGAAAAGTATATAAATGAAAAAATATTTTCTGGACTTACTAGTTCAAGAGCAAGAAAAAGAATGACTGATCCGAGAAGAGCTAGTGTTTATGGGGACCAATTTTTAAATCAAGTTGCTACAATTGATGGCAATCCACCACTACCAGACCTTTCTAATGTTATTTTTGAAAAACAAAGAAGAGGTGAATTATCAGCATATAAACAACTCAATCCTCCTGAGCTATTAAATAAAACTAAAGTTGATGTTGGAAGACTACCAATAGCTTTAGATAGATTTCTTTTAATTGCAACTATTCAAGGCGGGCTACCTTTAATACCGACTACTTTAAATGCTACTAAAGGTCAGTCAAGATTCACACAAGAAGAGTTAAGAACTATTGTGAATAATATAGAAGGTGTAGCATTATATTCCCAATTAGCTGATGATCCTAATTATGATCCTAAACATAATCCAGCACAGCATTATATACCAGAACAAGGTTTTGGTATTACAAATAAAGTCATTAAACACTTTGAAAAAGATAACAAAGAAATGATGAAACTAAAGAAATCATACAACAAACACCTCAAGACTGAAAAGAAAGCAGATGATGAGAGCAGTAGTGATGAAGAAAAGATGGGTAAAGGTAAGATGGCTTTCAAAGGTAGAAGAATTAAATTAGGTAAAGGAATAGCAATAAAAGATGATGAGCCTACATACAGAGAATTCGGTAAATATGTTATTCATTATCCACATCTAGTTAATAACAATTTATTGAATGTTAAATATCCCTCATTAGGATCAATACCAGCAATTAAGATCGTTAATGTAGATGATAACTTTAAAGATTTTATGATAGATGTATTGGAGAAAGGTAGAGTGAATCAAAGACATTATAATAGCTTAACAGAACCAGAAAAAACCCATTTTGTTAAAGTAGCAAGAGGTGCAGGTCTATTAGGTGTTCTAGGTGTTAGCTCTAGTGGGGACGATCAAGAGTCTAAGGATATCAAAAGATTAGAGCTATTATTTGGAGAAATAAATGCAGGTAATGATAATGATAAAATGATTAAGGAATGCAAAACATTAATTAAGAAATATGTAGCTAATGGACGTATTAATAAAAATAAAGGTTTAGAAATGTTAATGGAATTAGATTAATTAATTTAATTTAATATAATAAAATATTTTATATATTATTATATTATATAATGCCGAGAACTCTTATCTTGAATCAAAGTAATATTGTAGCAAATAGTGGTAATTCAGTTTTTCAATACGATTTCCCTCTGGGTGGTATAACTTTTAAAGATGAATTCATCGCAGTCCAGCAAATTTCATTATACAATTCAGTTTTTAATATATCATCATCAAATAGCAATAACAGTTTTAGTTATGTGTGGGTTGATGGAACTACTACAGTAATTAATCTACCTGATAGTTATTTATCATTAGCAGAAATAAATGCGACCTTACAGGCTACAATGGTTTCTAAAAAACATTATATGCTTACATCAACAGGATCATATGTATATTTCTTAGAGATTGTTGTTAATGCATCAAGATACGCCGATCAAATAAATTCTTTTCAATTATCAGCAACTATTGCAACTGCTAATTCTTGGACTCAACCTGTGGGAGCTACTTGGGTTCTACCTACTAACGCTATCAACCCTATATTTGTTGTCCCATCAACTAATTTTCAGAATCTAATAGGTTATGTAGCAGGTAATTATCCTGCTGGAGTTATAACAGGAACACCACCAGCACAAGTTCAAACACCTCCATACACAGCAACACAATCATTTTTATCATCTTCAGCACCACAGATCATTCCTCAACCTTCTTACTTATGCACTTGTAGTTTAGTTAATAACCGTTTAGCGATCCCATCTCAATTAGTTTTCTCTTTAACACCTCAAAATATTAGTTTTGGTTCTTTATTCACGATCCAAATAGCTGATTTAGCATTTAATAAAATTGAAGACGGTCAATACACTCAATTTAGATTTAATTTTGTTGATTCATTAGGAAGCACAGTCAATTTTCAAGATCCAAATACTTTAATTCTTTTAATTATTAAAAATAAATCTGAATTAGGATATTTATAAAAATAATATATAATACAAATATATAATAATGTATATTTTAGCGAGAAAGAAGGCTGGTGGTGGGTTTAACATTAAGGCGTCTAAAAATGGAGGGTTTCAGAAGCTGATGAGACACAAAGTTGCTGGATATGGTATGGGGGCTGAAGTTTATGATAATTTGGATAAGGGTAAGAAAAATATTATAGGTCATTTAACTCAAAAAATGAATCATTTATCAGTAAAAACCTCTAAACCAAGAAAATATATATCTTTAAATTTATAAAAATATATAGAAACGTAATTTAATTTATTAAACAATTATTTATTTAATAAATTAAAATATTTAGATTTTTTTTTATATTATTATTAATATATATAAAAAATGGCTGACAATCTTGTATTTGAAGAAAGTTTAAACACTGAAATAGATCAAAGTGAATTCATCCAAAAACGATGGATCTATGTTAATGATAACAACTCACAAAATTACACATCACAGGTAGTTATAGATAGCACACCTCTATCAAATGCTGGTGGGTGGATCAATTGGAGTGAGGGTTTCATAGTTATGCCTCTCGTAGTGCAACTAACAGCTAATACTGCGGCAAACTTACCTCTTGACTCAAATATATCTGATTATTCTTGGGCTTTTAAAAATGGTTTCTGGAATATGATTAACTCAATGACTGTAGAATTTAATAACCAAAATATTATCCAACAAACTCCTTTTTTGAATGTATTTAGAAGTTTCAAAACTCACACTTCTTGGTCCCAAGATGATCTATTTAATGAAGGTATGTCTTGTGGTTATTACCCTGATAATGCAGGATCTTGGGCTTTCTGTGATGATTATGCAACAGCAGCTACTAATCTAGCGTTTCAAAAATCACGTGGTATAAATTGTGGTTTCACTAATAACGCTGATATAGCTTCTTATGCTACAACTGGCAATGCAGGGTCCGCATTCAAAACCGATCAGGGTGCATTAGGAACAGGATCTGTTAAACTCCCATCAACTGGTGTGGCTGGAGAACCTATTATTAGTGCTGCAGGTGCAGTTTCTTATAGCGGTGCAGGTAATCCGTCTGAGTTATATTCGGGAGAGTATGCTTGTAATGATGGTATGAGAAAACGCCAATCTTGGTATGGTTATGATCCGCAAACAGCTGCAGCTTCTATAGGGAACGGGCAGAGTCTGGTTAATCCAGCAGCAAGTTGTAATACAGTTTATCGATCATACAAAGTTCATTCACAAACAGGTTCAATATATTGGAAAGTATTTGCAAAGCTCCGTTTAAAAGATTTGGCTGATTTTTTTGAAAAAACCCCTCTTCTTAAAGGTTCGACTATTCGTTTTTATATAAACACAAATCAATCAATTATCGAATTTACTACCACCGCTGGAACAGTTACTGCTGCAACAGGCGTTGCAGCAACTTATCCTACTTTATTACCTGATAGCGTTAATGTAATTGGTGGGCTTACAAACCCTCTTATGCTTACTGCAAATAATTGGGGACAAGGTGGATGCCCTTTACCTGCTGGTAGCTATAAGCTTTCAGTATCTATTTTTAAAAATAACTTTTCAGCACAATCGGCTTATAATGCAGGTCAATCTGATCTTAATTCCTGCAGATTATATGCACCTGTATATACAATGAACCCACTTGCTGAAAGTAAATATCTATCACTAACTCCAACTAAAAAAATTCGTTATAAAGATATTTTCCAATATCAATTTAATAATATTACGACAAATACAAATTTCAACTTTTTAGTAAGTAATGGTATTTCCAATATAGTTAGTATTTTAGTTGTTCCGTTTATATCCAAATCTAACATTATAACATATGCAGGTGCTGCTGGCGATAATGCACTCCCGTTCCAATCTTACTTGTCTCCTGTATCTCCATCTCCTGCTGTGCCTGACCCTATTATGCTTACAAACTTCAATATTATGATTTCTGGTGTGAATCTTTTCTTGAATAACGAAATGTATGACTTTGAAGCATTTAGAGAACAATTAATCTCATCCAATCAATTAAACGGATCTTTAACTACTGGATTAGCTTCTGGTCTTATTAATGAAGATATGTTCTCTCGTGGTTATAGATACTACTATGGTGATTGCTCTAGAGTTCTACCAAGTGAAGAAGGTGTGAGCCGATCGGTTCAAATTGTGGGTCAGAATGCAAGTTTATTAACCTGCGACTTGATGGTTTTTGTTGAATTTATGAGAGAAATTACTATTGATATATCTACTGGTGCAAGAATTGAATAAAATATATTTTAGAATGCGATGTTTAAAAATATATAGAAATTTTTTTTATCTAACTTAATTATATATTATGAATACGATTAAGTTAATGAAACCCCCTACTCAAAGTGATGATTACATTCCTCATCAATTAGGAATTGCTAAACATCAAGCTAAAAATTTAATTATGGGTAAGCCTGTTGTTATACCTCACAATAAAATGGGTGCTGAAGCAGGAGAGCACGTAATGATGTTGAAACCACAAAATGCACGAAAATTACTAACCTCTTATAAAAGGGGTAAAGGTATGAAAATGCGATTATCACCTGATGAAATCCATCATACTATCCATCACGGTATGGGATTTAAAGATGTAGCTAGCAAAATGTTTAAAAAAGCATTAAAGAATCCTGCTATTAGAGAAGCCGCAAATGATGGAGCTGAATACATCGGAGAAGAAGTTGGTGATGCTATCGGAAAACACTTAGACAATCCTATGTTAGGAGAAATGGTCGGTGATATGGTTAGTGAAAAAGCTAAGAAGGCAATGAGAAAACGAGGTCGTGGTAGCATCCTTGATGAAAAATTCTCTATTAATGATGTTAAAAGGACTGGCAAAGAATTATTTGGAAAAGGTATTCTTGATGAAAAATTCTCTATTAATGATGTCAAAAGGACTGGCAAAGAACTATTTACTGGAGGAAGATTAAAGAAAGGTTCTGCTGAAGCAAAAGCATTTATGGCTAGTATTCGTTCTAAAAAAGGTTCTGGTATCAAAGGTAAATTAAAAAAGACATTTACTAAAAAGAATACTATTGAAGGTTTAAAGACTATAGGTCATTACGCAATACCTGCGACCACAAGTGCTCTAGGAGGAATAGCTGGAACATTCGCTGGAGGACCTATGGGTGGGATTGCTGGTTCTGCTGCTGGATCTTATGCTGGTGATGCTATTAATAAAAAAATAGGTATTGGAATGAAACGAGCTAGAGGAAGACCTAGAAAAGTTGGTGGATCTCTTGCATCATCATCATCCGCTTATCAACAAGCTTTAAGAAATAATTATAGTGGATTAACATTAAATAGTGCTGCTATTGATAACGCACCTGTAAGTAATTTTAGTGTAAATTCTAAAGTTAAACCATCACCAACTGAAATGACTCTATCTCCATATCAACGAATGGATAGCCCTGCAATGAACCCTTTTATACCTACAAGATATAGTCAGGTCGGAGGAACATCTTGTGGTTATGGTGGTAAAGGATTATATGCAGGCAACGGTCGCGGATTATATTAATTAAATAATTAATTAAATATAAAATAGTTTAGATTTGAAAAAAAAATATCTAAATATATTATATATAAATAAAATGTCTTTTACTGAAAATGATGATCTAGAGTATGGCTTAGAGAAAGAGAGAGAAACCCTTGATGCAATTAGAATATGTTTTGATAAAGGATTGAAGAAAATTACAGATAAATACTTTTGTTTTGATTTTTCAAGTGATAGTTGTTATGTAGAGTTGAAGAGCAGAAGATGCACTAGCGATAGATATCCTGATACTATGATTGGGATGAATAAATTAAATTACGCATCTAAGTCTAGAAAGCCAGTGTATTTTGCTTTTGGTTTTGATGATGGACTTTATTACTGGAAATACAATAGAGATGATTTTCATAATGGTAATGTTGAAGTTAGAAAAGGAGGGAGAAGCGACAGAGGAATGGATGAAATAAAAGATTATGGTTATATTAAAACCAAATGTTTAATTAAAGTTTAAAATTTAATAAAATGATTATTTAACATAATTATTTTATCATTTAAAGATATAATGTTATATTATCTTATAAAATGCCAAAAAACGCTATAGATTATTCCAAATCGGTGATATATAAAATTCAGCATATTGAAAATTTTGATTTATTATATGTAGGATCAACAACTGATTTTATTAAAAGAAAAAGCACTCATAAAGATAGGTGTAAAGAATCATATAAAACTAAAAATTTACTTTATAATATGATTAGAGAAAATGGTGGATGGGATAATTTTAAAATGATTATTATTAAAGAATTTCCTTGCGATACTAAAACCGAATTATTAATAGAAGAAGATAAATTAATGATTGAGATGAAAACAAATATGAATAAATATAAATCATTTGTAGATAAGGAGGATAAAAAAGAATGGTATAAAAGATATAATGATATGAATAAAGAAGCAAAAAGTAAAATAATAAAATGTGAATGCGGGTGTGAAATACAATCACGCGAGAAAGCACGGCATATGAAATCAAAAAAACATTTAAGTTTGATTAAAGTTTAAAAAAAATTTGTAATTATATTATATACTATGCTTACAAATTTCAATATTGAAAGAATTGCGGAAAAACTAGATCTACCTATTGTAGGAGTATTTAGTAAAAATGAATTATTAAATACTGAAAGAAAAGTCGGATCTTATTATATTAACCTTATGGATGATGATAAGACCGATGCTGAAGGTAATAACGGATCTCATTGGGTGATGGCGAAAATTTATTGTGATGAAGATAGAGAAAATTATTCTAGTGATGAAGAAGAAACAAAAGGACATAAAGTATGTAATGCACTTTATTTTGATGCATTCGGATTCGGTATGCCTAAAGCTGTCGCATCATTCTTAAAACCTTTCAAACCTGTCTATTGTAATAATAGAGAGATTCAAAATATAAATACATCGCAGTGTGGATGGTATTGCTTAGCTTGTGATTATGCATTAGAGCACTTACAATATAGTGATACATATCTAGGAGACTATGAAAAATTTATAGAAATGTGGTCTAGTGATCCAAAAAAGAACCTAGCTATTTTGAAAAAATTTTTTAAGCCACTCTAATCTTTATAAGCTATTACAAAAGTTATATCATCATTAATTTTATGATTCCTATAATTGTTATATCCTTCCTTTCTTAATGATGCTGGACTTACTTGTCTAAATCTCCATAAATTTTTTGTCCCATCTATTTTTTTAACATTAAAGCCATTATCTATTAACCATTTGATTGCTTTCTCTGCTGTAATTTTATTTCTATTGAATAACACACTTTGAACTTTATACATTTATTTATATATATAATAAAAGAAAAAAATGTATAGAAATAATTAATTATTTAATTAAATAAATTTAATTTAAAAAAATAATATCTAAATATACTATATATAAATATAAATGCAATCCACACAAATCAAAGAAACTATTGACGCAGGACACAATGGACCTGTTTGGCAACTTGGCGGTGAAAGTATTACCCAGTATGAAGGAGTTATGATCCCAGACTCTAATTTAGATTCCACTCTTGCTGATATGGGTGAAGTAGAACAACAACTACAACCTGATGAATACGGTATCAGACCTATTCTTGTAGCTAAGAAAAACACATACACACAAGCTCATAGACGAGCACAACAAAAATATCGTGAAAAATTCCCAGAAAAGTATTGTGAAATACAAAGAAAACTTTATGAAGATAAAAAGACTGATGAAGAATGGAAAAAGAAATTTAATGAACGCAGTAGAAAAAACAACCAAGCATTTCGTGATAGAAAAACTAAGGAGATGCTTGAAGCTGGTGTTGTAATTAATCCTAGAGGCAGACCTAGAAAACCTAAACCTGAAGAACAACCACAAGTCGAGGTTCCGATACAAAACATAATCACGCCTAGTAATATAATTGATATCTATGTAGAGGAAGCAAAACAAACAGATCCTCCTAGCGAAGTTATCATTGATGAAGTTGTCGTCGTGCCTACTCCTGAGCCGAAGAAGAAGCGAGCATATAATAGAAAAC